AACGGAAATTTTCGGAGTTTATTCCGAGAATAAGACTACAATAAAAAGGAGCAAATAAACATGAACCAAGTAGCAGAAAAAAAAGAAGGAGCATTAGCAACAGTAAATTTTGAAGCTGATGCAAACCAAGGAGCTCAAAACATATCGCAAGAAGATCTTGCGTTACCTTTCTTAAAAGTTTTGGGTCAACTCTCTCCTGAAGTAAACAAGAGAGATGCTAAACATGTCGAGGGCGCAGAACCCGGCAAAATCATAAACACTGTTACCAATGAATTGTTTGATGAGATACAAATAGTACCTTGTCATTACAAAAGACAATACATTGAATGGCAAGACAGAGGTACCAGCACTGGTGCACCTGTTGCAATCCACGAGGCAGATAGTGATATCATTAGTCAAACCTCTAGAGGTAAAGACTATAAAGATAGATTACCAAACGGTAACTATCTTGATAACACAGCTCAACACTTTGTGTTGGCCGTGGGTAAAACGCCACAAACAGCATTGATTTCTATGAAAGGCACACAGCTAAAGGTGAGCAGAAAATGGAACTCAATGATGATGGGTATAAAAATGCAGGGTAAGAATGGACTTTTTACTCCGCCAACATACAGCCACATTTACAATCTAAAAACTGTACAAATGTCTAACGACAAGGGTACATGGTTTGGTTGGGACGTAACAAAGGTTGGTCCAGTTACAGATAAAAATATCTATGACATGGCCAAAAATTTTGCGACCAGTGTGGGTAAAGGTGAAGTACAAACTAAACCTGAAGTTCAAGAGCAAACTAAAAAAACTCTTAATTTATAGTATCCTAGGTAGTGGGCGGAGAAGCGAGAGTGGACACCGCCCACGCTTTTAACTTATGAATGATAATATAAATAAAGCTCCTGTAACATATGAAGATTGGTTAAATCTAGGACGGGTAATCATACCCTGCGATACAAAGCAGGCAGTGGTTGAGAAATGGTCTGACCCTGATTTTAAAATTACGAAAGAAGAATGGAGAATAGAACACACAACAAAACAAATAGGACTTCGATTAGATCAATACATAGATTTTGATATTGATAATCCTGTTGTTAAAAGATTTGTTGGTGATCACATAAAATCATGTGGTGCAATATTTGGTAGAAGAAATAATCCATCAAGTCATTATCTTTGGTCAGGCACATCGGATTACAAAAAATTTTCATTACCAAAAGAATTAGAAAATTATTATAAAGATTATGGTCATGGTGCAACTCTTTGCGAGATAAGACATGGCGCAAACAAATATACATTAGTTCCGGAAACAAAATATCATACAACAAATGAAATAGTTAAGTGGGTTAAGTATGAAGGCATAGATGAATACCCAGGTAATTTAAAAGTAGATTTAGGTAAGATAGCATTAGCGGCTGCCTTATGTATTACATACGCAGGTTCAGGACAACGAGATGATTACTGCACTGCAATTGCAGGTGTACTATTAAAACATACAGAATGGAACGTTGATGAAATAGATAATTTTATTTATAAAGTTGCTGTTGCAGCAAAAGATGAAGAATGTGAGAAAAGAAAAAAGAAAGGCACATCACATAAAAAAGCAAATAGAAAATTTGGTATGCCTAAACTTGCAGAAATAATAGGCTGCTCTACAAAAACAATTGCAACTATATTTAGTTGGATAGGTGTGCAAGAAGCTACAAGCGAAGAAGCAAAACAATCTATAGGACAAATAATAGAATACGGCAGTGATCGATACTTTGTAAAAATAAATGCGGTAGTTCAAGGAGAAGCTGTTGAGAAATCAATAACAGTTGATGGACCAACACTTAGAAACAAAAAATTATTTTATGATGCTGTAATTAGTAAAGCATCGGTATGGGTTCCAGAAATGAAAGCTGCAGACTTTGAAGAAATTATGCGTAGAAAATATGAAGCAAGAGAAAAATCTAAGGACTATGTAGAAGATGCAGAAGAAGATTTAAGATTTGTAAAACATTTTAAAAATTATATTTCGGAAGAGAAAGCATACACAAACAAGAAAGAGTTAGCAAATTTTGGTTTACCTTATTTTAATCAACAACATAATATTTTAGAATTTAATTTAGATAAGTTTGAAGATTATTTACACAGACAAAAAGTAAATTTATCTAGAGTAGATTTAGTAATTAAATGTCAAAACATTTTAAAAGCAAAAAAGAATCATGGTAAGTTTCAAAATAAATCTTGTGTATCTTGGCGTATATTAAATCAAGCTGTAGACATAGAGGATTTAATTGTTGAAGGAGAATATAAGGAGATAGCTAGTGAGCAGTAAACTTCAATTTATGGTAGGTCCTCCAGGTACAGGTAAAACTTCTACATTTATTACAAGAAAATATACAGAGTTATTAATAAATAAAAAATTTAATTACAAAAGAATAATTATTTTATCACACACAAATGTTGCAGCTGATGAAATTAAAGATGAGATTCTAAAATTAGATGAAATGAAAGATGTAACTAAAAAAGCATTAGAACATAATATTTGCACAATACATCATTACTGTAAACATAAAGCTACAATAGGAGAACGTGTTCTTGAATATGATGATTATAAAAATTTATGCAGAATAGATTCTATATTTCAAAGACACAAAGTTACTCAATCACAGTTTGATAATAGAGAACATGGTTATTTTAAATTTGTTAAAGAAGCATATGGGTTTAACAGATCTCTCAAAGAACATTGGAAAAAGTCTAATAAAAAATACAATGGGTATTCTATAACTGACATAGAACTAATGTTACCGATTGTAGAAAAATACAATAAAGAAAATGGTAAATTAGATTTTCACGATATGATTAAAAGATTTATAGATAAAGCAATAGAACCTGACATAGATGCATTAATAGTAGACGAAGCTCAGGATAGTAATAAAACACAAAAAATAGCTTTAGATAAGATTGCAACAAATGCAAAAGAATACTGGTTTGTAGGAGATCCCGACCAAACTATATTTGAATGGGCAGGTGCAAACGCACATGAATTTTATACACTATCAAAAGGTGCAAAAGAATTAGAACAAGGACATAGATGTAGTAAAACTATAAATGACTTATGTAAAAATATAATTAAACCTATTTGGGATCATTATGGCACTCATAGAATTTGGAAACCTACTGATACAAAAGGCAATTATTATCACTTACCTAATCTTAAAAATAATTGTAGTGCTATGGAAACTTTATTAGATAAGATAAAAAATACTACAGAAACTTTTTTATTTACTTATCGTCAAAAACCTTCAGATGCATGGATTAAAAATTTTTTTAAACAACACGGTATAGAGTTTGCACACGTAGGGAGCACGGCTCACGTATCAAAAAAAGAATTAAGATGTCATAAATATTGGCCAGATTTTATTAAAGGCAGACCTATGACTTTAAAACAAATAAAAGATTTTTGGAATTACATAGGTAGTAAAGTAATAGTACATGGTAAAGGAGAAGAAACTTTTGATGGGTGGATAAATAAATTTTATACAGTAAATGATTTGATAGATAAAAAATATTTAAAAGAAAATTGTGTGCAATACAATGACTTTGCATTGATAAGAACTAAAACAGAAAAAGAAAGAATATTATACATTAATAAAATTTTAAGAAATGGATGTGATTTAGAAGAAGATATTAGAGTTAAGTATGCGAACATACATACAGTAAAAGGTTTAACATTTGACAATGTAATTGTTGATGAAACAAGATTTCGACCGGAAGATTATTTTAGTCAGTTGCGATTAAAATATGTAGCTTACAGTCGAGGTAAATATGATTGCTGGAAAATAGCATCACAAGATAAATACACACTAGGAGTAAGATAATGAAAAATAAAGTTTGGGACAAGCAGCATGGTGGGAGTCACTATCAAAAGTATGTCATTCAGCCAAGTAAGTTTGTAGTAGAAAATAAACTTTTATATCCTGAAGGATGTGCTATAAAATATATTATAAGGCATCAAGATAAAGGCAAGAAACAAGACTTGTTGAAGGCTATTCATTTTATCGAGATGATAATTGAAAGAGATTATAAAGAAATAGAAAAACCAAAAGAAATTAAACCACAAGACAAACCTAACTCATGGGGGATAAATAATGTGTAATACACCAGAAGACTTAGATTTAAACGGTATAGATACAGTTGCAGTTGACATAGAAACCTATGATCCAAACCTTAAAACAAAAGGTTTAGGTGCCATAAGAAGAGACGGTTTTATATGTGGTATTGCAGTTGCAACAGGTAAAGATACTTCTTACTTTCCTCTTCGACACTCAGACACCGATATAAACCCTCAAAGAATAAGTAAAATTTGGGATGTTCTTAATAAGAAAATATTTCAAAATGAAAAGATTACAAAAGTATTTCACAATGCAATGTACGATGTGTGTTGGATTAGATCTGTAACAGGTAAAATGATGAAAGGTAGAATAGTTGATACTATGATAGCTGCATCAGTTATTGATGAGAATAGATTTAGATATTCGTTAGACTCTTTATCTAAAGATTATCTTAATGATATTAAATATAAATATGATCTACAACAAAAAACATTAGAGTGGTCAGGTGGGACTGTAAAAGATCCTATGACTAACATGCATAAACTACCTGCATCAATTGTAAAAGAGTATGCCAAACAAGATGTTAATTTAACTTACAAACTGTGGAGTTTATTTAATAAAAAAATTGACGAAGTATTATACACTAAAGATGATGGAGAACAAAAAACTTGTAGACAAATATTTGAATTAGAAACAAAATTATTTTTATGTTTAGTTGACATGAAGTTTAAAGGTGTTAGGATTGATGTCGCAAAAGCTATCCTGTTTGGCAGACATCTTAAAAAACGTAGAGATCAAATTATAAAAGCAATAGAAAATCTAACAACTATTAGAATAGATATTTGGGCAGCTGCATCTATTAAAACTTTATTGGATCACTTATGTATAAAAGATTACAAAGTAACTCCTAAATCTAAAATGCCACAACTACCAAAAGATTATTTAAAAACACACAGTAATAAATTCTTACGTATGATTGCAAAAGCAAGAGAGTACGACAAAGCAGTTAATACTTTTATCGATGGGTTACTTGGATATGTGCATGAAGGCAGAATACATGCAGATATAAATCAGATTAGATCAGATTCGGGCGGAACGGTAACTGGAAGGTTTTCGATGAGTAACCCTAACCTTCAACAGATACCATCAAAAGGATATATTGGTAAAAAGATGAGAGAACTTTTTATACCTGATGATGGCTATAAGTGGGGTAGTTTTGACTACTCACAACAAGAACCACGTATTGTAGTGCATTATGCTATTAAACTGGGCCTACCAGGCACAGAGACGCTTCAACAAGAATTTGATAAGGATGATGCTGATTTTCACCAAATCGTTGCTGAGATGGCTAATATCTCCAGGAAACAGGCAAAAACAATCAACCTAGGTCTTTTCTATGGCATGGGTAAAATAAAACTACAAAAAGAATTAGGCTTAGATCAAAGTGAAGCAAGAAAATTGTTTAATGAATATCATAGTAGAGTGCCTTTTGTTCGTCGACTATCACAAGAACTAATACAATTTTCAAAAGAAAATAAATTATTATTCACACTCTATGACAGATTCTGTAGATTTAATAAATGGGAGACAACAAATAAAGAATGGAACCCTGAAACAAATAGATTTAACGAGGTGCCATTATACACAGAAGAACAAGCTAGAGAAGCATTCAAAGCAGAGATGCTAGATAAATTTAAGGAAAATAAAATAGATGCTAACTATATGGATTACTTTGATAAGTACTACACACCAGCATTTACATACAAAGCTCTTAATAGATTGATACAAGGATCTGCTGCAGATATGACAAAGAAGGCCATGGTAGATCTCTATGAAAAAGGTATAATACCCCACATACAAATACACGATGAACTTTGTTTTTCGACCACGGACCATGAATCAAAGTTGATCAAAGAAACAATGGAACAAACCATACCTCTTGAGGTCAAGAACAGAGTAGACTATGAATCAGGACTAAATTGGGGTACAATAAAATGAGGATAAATTATGGCTTACTTAAATGCAAATATTCCTGTAGAATATGCACAAATAAA